GCAATAAAAAGAACAATGATTTAGTAATATATAGAATAAACCAACTAGATAAAAAGGTCCATGAACACAACAATTTAATAGATCGCATGTATCATGTAGAATCACGTGTGACACTATTAGAGGACAATATAAAAGAGGCACAAAAACGATAAAGCCTCTTTTTTATTTGCAATTTTTATTAAAATGTGTATAATATACTACAAAAAAGGGGGATTGATATGAAATTAATGCAATATACCTTTAATTTTGAACCTGAAATGTATAAATATATATTAACTACCAATATATTAAACAAAAAGAAACATGAAGATAAAATTTTTAAATCATTGGTGTTAGGATATGGAGCAAAAGAAATAGGTAAAAGATATCATTATGCAGAAAGCACAATATGGAATAGGCGTAGAGATATTTATAATAAAACAAAAAAGTATATGAATTAATATGCTTTTTTATTTGCGCTTAATTTCCTATAAATGTTATATAAATAAACCCATAAAAGTTATATAAATATTAATATTACGTTATTTTGTCGTTTTAATTTCTAAATTATTTGTTAAAATAGCACACGAAAGGCGGATTGTTATGGTAAAAGAATTAAGCAATAAAATAATATATGATGATTTTAAAAGTAAAGTAATATTAACAGATGATGAAGCAATGATATTGGATATGTTGTTAAAAAAGGATAGTATAGTAAAAATATCACAAGTATTATGTATGAGCGATCGTAATGTATCAAGAATAATTAGAGAAATAAAAAATAAATATAATTCATACAAAAATGTTGAAATGGCAAAATTAGGTATATTTACTACATAAAATCGGCAATATAAAGCAAATAATATATGAGATTATTTATTTGGAAGAAGGAGTGTACTTATTAGAATTGTTTAAAACACAGTTTGAAAAGTCTTACACTCCTTTTTTCATTTATAAGGAGGGAAAATGTATACAAGTATTTATAACCCATATAATTCACAAGCAAATATAGATAGAATAAACGCACAAATGGCTGAATTAGAACAAATGAAACAAAGATTACAACAACCAGCACCAACAAACTTAACACAAAATTTTCAATTAACGCCAATTAATAAAGAAGTAATACGATATGCAAATTCTATGGAAGATGTACAAAAAGATATTGTTATGGGAGATACACCATATTTTAGTAAAGATATGAGTGTAGTATGGGTAAAAAACACAAAAGGAGAAATAAAAACATACGAATTAAATGAAATTATTGCAAAAGATGAAAAAGACTTAAAAATAGATTATTTACAAGCACAAATAGAAGAGTTAAAGAAAGGAATAAAAGAATATGAACGCAATGCAAATATTGATGAGCCAATTACAAAATCAAGTGAAAGCGAAGAACCCGCAACTTTTTCAACAATTTCAAAACCTACAAAAAAATCAAAATAACCCACAAGAATTATTAAATAATATGATTGGTAAATATACACCAGAACAATTACAACAATTTAAAAAGTTTGCAAACGGATTTGGAATAACAAGTGAACAGTTAAATAAATATGGTATCAAGTAATTGATATAAATATAAAAGAAAGGAGGAATAGCGTGAACGGAAACACAGGAATAACCCCTACTGTTGAACTTGCTACTACCAACGGTAATGGGTTTTATCCATATCCAGTAATGTACGGCAATGGTTTTGGCGGTAATGGAGGCTTTTTTGGTGGCGATGGCATTTGGGCAATTATTTTACTAGCATTATTGTTTGGCTGGGGAAATAATGGCAATGGCAACGGCTTCTTTGGTAACAATGGTTTTGACAATGGCTATGCTTGGTTATCAAACGGCCAAAAAGAAATTATGCAAAATACCAATAACGGCTTTAATACACTGCAATTAAGTAATGATATACAAGATGTTACAAATGGCATAAATTCATTATCTAGTCAATTATGTAATTCCACATATACAATAAATGATAGCATTAAAGATGGCTTTTATGGGCTTAATACATCATTTTTAAACTGCTTAATAAGAAAAAAATATAACACAGTAGGCAGTTTAGTAGGGTAACCTACTATGGCAATTGGGTGAACTTCTGGAAGCCTAAACACATTTGATTTCACATTAATTCTATGTTAAAATAGATATAAAGGAGAATGATAATATGTTTTATGTTTATGAGTGGTTTATAATAGACACTGGAGAAATAATATATGTTGGGAAAGGATGCAATAGAAGATATAAAGTAACTAAACATAATAAAATGTTTAATGAAATTATAAAAAGATATAATTGTAAAAGTAGGATTATTAAAACTTTTGAAAATGAAGAAGATGCTTTTGAATATGAATTTATAAGAGTAAATGAATTAAGAAAGCAAAACCAATGCATATGTAATATATATAATGGTGGTGCTGGTGGCACTATCAATTGGTGGAATGAAGAAAAAAGAAAGCAATATTCTATAAATAATGTAATGAAAAGCGAAAAACAAAGAAAAAGGATGAAAACTAATAATCCAATGAGCAATCCTGAAACAGCAGAAAGAACAAATAGTCAAAAAAGGCGTAAAGTTATTATAGGAAATAAAACATATAATTCAATAAAAGAAGCAAAACAATTATTAAATGTTTCATATAGTAATCTTATAACTTGGAATAAAAAAGGTATAACTCCTGATGGCAAAAAAATTAAAATAGAACCACAAAAACAACATTGGCATTAAATGTGCAAGGTAATCAGAAACCAAGCGTAAGTTTAAATGACTTATGAAGGCTCAACGACTAGGTATTGAAACTTAAAAAAAGAATATAATATACCCACGAGTGCCCAACTCCTAGCAATAGGATGAAGATATAGTCTGAACAATATGGAAACATATTGAAATATAGGATAAAAAACCTATATGGTAACAAAATGGCTGTGAAAATCGTCTTGCAACACAAGACTTAAAAGCAACTGTTATTAGCGAAAACTGTGCTGACAGAGAGGCATTAAGTAACGGCATTAGAGATATTATTGCGTCAAATACGGCTAGCACACAAAGAATACTAGATCAATTATGCCAAGATAAGATTGATGCTAAAAATGAAAAGATTACTGACTTACAAAGAGAAATTTTAATGAAAGATTTACAAGCAAGCCAAGTAGCACAAACTGCTGATATTAGAGCAAACAATGCAGTAGTTGCAAATCAATTAGTTAGCGAACTTCGTAGCTGTCCTATTCCATCGCAACCAGTATATGGCAATACACCAATATTTACATGTAATGGATATGGTGGATGCGGATGCACAGGAACAACAAGTCAATTTGTTTAATAGCATAGAGTAGAATACTACACACTCGAATACGAGAACTTGCTAAAAACACACAATGAGTGGGCAAGTACCCACTCTTTTTTATTAAAAATACACAATAAATAGCAAAAAAATGTGATAAACATACTAAAAATATACAATAAATAACATTTTATTGTGATAATTGAAAGGAGAAATATATATGATAGAAACAATTATAAATGTACCTACGGCGTTGCCAAGTAATGCAAGCCCAATAACTTTTGATGAAACAGATATAAGAACTAGGTGTGCAACTTGTAATGGATGGTTAGATTATTCAAATGGTAACCCTAATTTTAAAATATTTGGAAATGGATATACTGGTTATTATGATGTAGAATTTAGTGCTTCCGTTAGCACAGCCACTCCGGGCGTAGTGGCGATAGCATTATTTCAAGATGGTGTCCTTATTCCCGACACAGTTAGAGCCGTAACTATTGCGGCTGCTGATGATTATGAAACGGTGTCTTTTGATAAAAAATTAAGAGTTTGTCCTAGAGGAACGACTAACGTGTCAGTTCAAAGTGTTAGCTCGGTGCCTACTCCTAGTGATCCAACAACACCAATAACAACAACACAAGCAATTATAACCAATGCTACATTTAGTATTGAAAGACTTGGTAGATAATGGACGATAGAGGCATTAATATTACTTCATTAATATTACAATTATTAAGTTTAGATTTAATATATAAAGATTATAATAATAGTGATTTAATGCAAGAACTTCAACATCAAGATAAAAACTATTTTAAAAAGATATTAGAAAACCAAGAAGAAATATTAACTCTTTTAAGAAAGGAGAATAAATAATGGATGAAAGATTATTAGAAAAGATAAATGAAAAAATAAAAGAAGTATTAGATCAAGAAATAAATTCTAATAATTTAGAATTTTTGTATAAATTAAGAAAAATAAAACATTACATAAAGGAGGATGAAAATATGTACGGAAATTATGGGGGAAGACGTCCCGGATATGATTCATATGGGCGTGATAGTTACGGAAACTACGGGAATTATGGTGAAGGCTCATATGGTAGACGTGGATATGACAAAAAATATCGTGGTGACGACCATTTAGATAGAGCATATAACGAGTATGGTAGATATGAGGAAAGCCGTGAAAGATATGGCGCAAACGAAAATACAATGAAAAGTTTGGAATATATGCTTCATAGTCTTGAAGATTTTGCTAGATATTTAAAAGAAGATGCCCAATCGCCACAAGAAGTTGAAATGATTAGGCAAACTGCACAAAGAATAGCGCAAATGTAAATGAAATACTTTTTTTATAATGCAAATCCAAAGGGATTATTTACCGAGGATTGTGTATGTAGATCATTGGCAGTGGCTGAAGGTATAACTTGGGAACAATGTCATAAAAAATTAAGCGATTTATCAAGAAATGAAGGTCGAATTTTAAATGACGTTCAATTCGTCGAAAATTATTTGGATTTGCGTTATCCTAGAATGTGCTATGATGATATGACAGTAGGCGAATTTGCTAAACAAGCACCAAAAGGACATTTTGTTTGTACTATGAGAGGACATATTACTGCTATTATTGACAACATAATAGTGGATACATTTGATTGTTCTAATAGAGAAATGAAATGTTGTTGGCAAATTATGTAAAATTTGATACTATTTATATAGGGAGTGCCGTAATCACTCCCTAATACTTTATTACGGATTGCCCTGAAAATTGCAGGTGGATGACATATAAAGAACAATCTAATCATAGAACAAATAATGTTTTTTATACATATAATGGTAAAACACAAACTGCCAAACAATGGTGTAATGAATATGGCGTATCACAAACAACTTTAAATGACAGATTAAAACGTGGTTGGACATTAGAACAAGCGTTAACTATATCTACAAAGGGAAACCACAAAAAAGTAAAATTGTAGAGATAGGGAAGTAGAAGATGTGTGGTTAGTAAATTAATCACACATAATGGGCATATAGCCAAGCGGTAAGGCAAAGGTCTGCAACACCTAGATCATAGGTTCAAATCCTATTGTGCCCTCCAAAAATAAAATAAAAGTGCATTTGCACTCTTTTTATTTGTTGTGTTATAATACTATTGGAGATAAATATGACAATAGCCGTTGATAAAAATAGTTTGAGTGCAATAAAAAAAGGTAATGAATATGTTTACTTGTTTAATAACGAAAGTTATGAAGAACTAAAAGCCTTAAATATGCATTGCATTTATTATAAAAACTGCCAATTTGTCGACATAAACTTAACTAACTATGACATTAATTGTTTAAAAGAAGCTAAACCTAACGAAAACGATTGGGATAAATTACCAGAAAAGAAAGACTATAAAATAGGGATAATAATGCCTAACTGTAATTATGCTGAATGGCTAAACGAAAGCCTAGGTAGTATTGCTAATCAAACATATCGTAATTTTGAAGTTATATTTATTGATGATATGTCAACAGATAACTCGGTAGCAATAGCTAAATCTTATCAAGACAAAATGAACATTAAAGTTGTAGAGTTAAAACAAAAGAGATTAAATGGTGGTGCGAGAAACGAAGGGTATTTATATTTAAGTAATGATGTTGATTATGTATGGTATGTAGATAGTGATGATTGGTTAATAGATGAACATGCACTTGAATTAATAAATCAAAGGCTTATAGGTTATCCTGATGTGTTATTTGTAGGGATAAGTCAAAGCATTAATCACAAAATATCAATAGCAAGAACACCTGATTATAAAGATAAATATGAAGCAATGCTAGGTTGGAGTGGAAGTTGTGGTAAAGTTATTAAAAAGTCATTAGCCACAAGGCAAGAGTGTTTGTATAATGAAGGTACACTAAAAGAAGATAAGAACCAACATTGTAAGATATGTATATACATGAATAATTTTAAAGTATTAAAAAACCCGGTATATGTATGGAATAGAGACAACCACAAATCAGTAACAACTATACGAGATAAAGCTATATGGGGAACTAGCACAATAAGACATTATGCAGATACTTTACAATTATATTTAACCGAACAAGGCAAAGATGCAAGAATAGATCAAATACTTGAAGGAAGGGTTAATCAAATGAAGTTAGAAATTGATAAATCAGGTGATAAGCAATGGTAAGAGTGTTTACAAGCGGGACATTTGATATCACAGTGTGATATAATAAACATAGGGAGTGCCTCCAACACTCCCAAACTTATATTGGAGGTGTAAGTTATGGATAAGGAATATTATATATATTGTCATACTTTATTGGCAGATAACAGAAAATACATAGGAATGACAAAAATAAAGCCAAATTTAAGATGGAGAAAAAAGGGGCAAGGTTATAAATACAACAAAAATTTATTTAATGCAATACAAAAATACGGTTGGGAAAATTTTAAACATGAAATTTTAATTCAAGATTTAACGAAAGAAGAAGCTAAACAAAAAGAAATAGAATTAATCGCATTATATAAAACACAAGACGAAAAATATGGTTTTAATTTAACTGGTGGTGGCAGTGGTGGATATAAACCATGTAAAAGAACAATTTTAAAAATGAAAAAATCTGCAATGGGAAACAAAAACAGTTTAGGCCATAAAAATACAAAAAAAATGAAAGAAAATATGAGTAGATTAAAAAAAGAGTTTTGGAGCAACGAAGAAAACAGAAAAAAACAAAGCATTGCTAATGCTTGGCAAAAAAAGAAAGTTGCCAAAATAGACAAAAAAACGAACGAAATAATTTGTATATACGAATCTTTAGCTGAAGCTGGAAAAAAAGAAAATGTTTTAAAATCAAATATTGGACATTGTTGCAAAGGCAAATTAAAAACCGCTTATGGATACAAATGGAGATATATAGAGGAGGTGATGCCATGCCAAAAGTAAAAGTGTTTACATCAGGCACATTTTGACATTTTACATTACGGGCATATAAATTTATTAAAAAGAGCTAAAGAGTTAGGGGATTATTTAGTAGTAGGGTTAAATGTAACCAAGAATGGTAAACCCACATACTATACATATGAACAACGCAAAGCAATGTTGGAATCAATTAAGTATGTTGATATGGTAGTACCAATAATAAGACAAAAAGATAAATATACATTTATACAAGATACTGACATATTTGCCATAGGTGATGATTATTTAGGTTATGAAGATATGCCATTAATAGAAAGCATAACAAAAGTTGTATATTTACCAAGAACACCAAATGTTAGCACGACGCAAGTAAAACAACATATAGCACAAAGAAATGAATACGGAACAATAGTTGTAGACATAGATGATACACTATTATATACAATTAATAGAGATTTTGAACATAGCATACCTTATCAAGATGTAATAGATAAAGTAAATGAATTTCATAATCAAGGTTGGCGAATTGTACTATTTACAGCAAGAGGTGCTAAAAGTTGCAAAACGTTAGACGAAAGAATAGCCAAATACGATGCTGTGACACGTAGATGGTTAAATGAACATGGCGTATTATATGATGAATTAG